AGGACAAGGCTGTCGTCGATGCCGTCCCCACCTTTATCACCCTGGCCGAATTTGAGATCGCCGAGCAGATCAAGACTTTGGGCCAACTCCAGGTGGCTGAATCCACCATGTTGGCTGACAACGCCCTCCTGCAAAAGCCTGCCCGCTGGCGCAAGACGGTGTCGATGAGCGTCAAGGTCAACGGCAAGAAGCAACCCGTCCTCCTGCGAAAGTACGAGTACCTCAAGAACTACTGGCCTGACTCCACTCAGACCGATGTGCCCCTGTACTACGCTGACACGGACTGGGATCACTGGTATCTGGCTCCCACCCCGGATCAGGACTACGAGTTTGAGGTGCTGTACTACGAGCGCATCGCCCCCTTGAGTTCGACCAACCAGACCAACTGGCTGACCCAGAACGCGCCCAACGCGATGCTGTTTGGCACCTTGCTCCAGGCCATGCCGTTCCTCAAGAACGACCAGCGCCAGATCTTTCAACAGAAGTACTCCGAAGCGATGCAGACCCTCAAGGGTGAGGATGTGTCTCGCGTTGGGGACCGTCAAGCCGTTGCAGTGGATAGTTGATCATGACCACATACACCAATCCATACACTTCCCAGACCATTAGCCCATCTCAGGTGGGTTATGAATACCTGAGCATCTCTACCAATACTGAGCTTCAGTGGCCGATCAATGGCAACACGACAGATGTGGTGGCAAACATCATTGATGTGAACGCGACTGTCGCCAGCCTTGAGTTGATGATGCCTCCGGCCACTCAAGTGTCTGTGGGCCAATCGGCGCTGATCCGAAATGTTGGTTCCAACGCCTTCACGGTGGTGGACCAGGGAAGCAACACGATTGTTTCGATTGCCTCTGGCATCGCCGAGTACGTCTATGTGACCGACAACACCACGGTGAACGGCACTTGGGCAACGGTGACCTTTGGCGCTGGGACCTCGGCCGCAAACGCCGCAGAACTTGCTGGGTATGGACTCAAAGCCATCAGCACTACCCTGAACACGGCAACTCAAGTCACGGCCATTTCTTCCAACTACACGATTTTGGACAATGACCGCTCGTCAATGTTGGTTTGGACTGGCGGCGCTGGGACTTTCTCACTTCCATCAGCAGGGGCTGTTGCAGAAAATTGGTTTGTGATTGTCAAAAACAATGGCACTGGAATTTTGGCAATTGCCCCATCTGGCACAGACACCATTGATGGCCAAGCAAGCGCTCAGTTGCAAATCGCAGAGTCGTTTGTCTTGGTGTCTGACGGGGCAAGCTGGGTGAGTTATGCATATGGTCAATCTGCTCAATTTTTCTTCACGCAGTTGACTAAAAACGTAACTGGTGGGACGGTTGTTCTGACTGCCGCTGAAGGCTCAAACATCATTCAAGAATACACGGGCACACTGACCAGCAACTGTACGGTGATTGTTCCTCCGACGGTTCAGTTGTATTCACTGAAAAATTCAACTACGGGTGCTTTCACTCTGACTTTCAGTACTGGTGTGATGGGTGGCACAACTTTGGCGCTCACTCAAGGCCAGACCATCATTGCAATCTGTGATGGCACAAACGTCTACAACTCACAGACTTCAACATCGAGTTTCATCAACTCGCTGACTCTTGGTAACGGATCAGCCGCCGCTCCATCTTTGAATTTCTTTGGTGACACCGTGACGGGTTTGTACTTGGCTGGTTCACACCAGTTGGGATTTGCAATCAATGGCGTCTCAGCAGGCATGCTCACATCGAGCGGGCTTTTGCTACCCGTAGGCGTGGCTGGCGGGCAGTTTTAAATGACGGCCAAGGTCATCACGCTCAACACCGGCGCTGGAATCCAGCGAGATGGGACCATCTTTGCTTCCAGGACCTACGTTGATGGCAAGTGGGTGAGGTTCCAGTACGGTCGCCCGCGCAAGATGGGCGGCTACAAGGGCATCTTCTTGAACGCTACAGGTATCAGTCGCGGAATGATCATGAGCGCCGACAACGGCCTGAACTACGTGGTTTCGGGCTACAACAACGGCTTGGAGCGCTGGACAACTGACAACGATGACGGCGTGGGTTTTGGTCCTGTTCCAATTCTTCCCGCAGGCCCAGTTTCGCTTGTCACCATCACAAACCAGGGTGGCGCTTATACAAACGGCACCTACACCAACGTCCCCCTGGTTGCCACTTCAGGTTCTGGCGGTTTGGCCACTGTGGTGGTTGCGGCCAACGTGGTGTCCTCTATCACCATCACATCAGGTGGTTCTGGTTATGTCTACTTGGAGGGCATCACCATTAACTCTGCCAGCATTGGCGGCACTGGATCTGGTTTTGCTGGGTATGTTAGCGAGATCGATGGCTTCTACCCCAGCAACAACACTCTGTGGCAGTTTGACATTGGTTATGACGCCCTTGGAAATGGCCAGAACAACTTGATTGCCCACCCCGGCCAGAACTTGACTGACATCACCTCGACAGTTAACACCCGCCCCTTTTATGGTCCGTTCACGGGTACTTCGGTGTCTGCGGTGGGGGTCTTCACAGCCTCTGGAACCACGACGATTGGCCTCAATACGGTGACATTTGCTACCACCATCGCGGCCATTGGGCCTGGGGTGGCGGTGTCAGGCTCTGGCATCCCTGCGGGCACTACGGTGGTCTCAGCCGCTGAAGTCGGCGGCATCTGGACGGCCACGTTGAGCGCCAACGCCACGGCGTCCGGGACTGTCACCCTGACCTTCGACAACCAGATTGAAGTCTCTGGGGGCATCGTGATGCTCTTCCCGTACCTGTTTGCTTATGGGAACAACGGCTACATCGCCAACTGCGCCGCAGGCGACTTCAGCAACTGGACATCAGCCGACTCCAACAAAAACAACGTGTCTTCCACCAAGGTGGTCAAAGGCCTGCCTTTGCGCGGCGGCACGACCTCCCCGGCGGGTCTCTTCTGGACCTTGGACTCCGTGGTGCGCGTGACCTACTCACCCACTACCGTGGGCAACGAGACCCTTTACTGGCGGTATGACCTAATCACCCAGCAGTCCTCGATCATGTCGAGCCAGTGTGTGATCGAGTACGACGGCATCTTCTACTGGGTGGGTTCTGACCGCTTTCTGATGTACAACGGTGTCGTTCAAGAGGTGGAGAACAAGCAAAACTTCAACTACTTCTTTGATCGACTCAACATTGTTCAGCGCCAAAAAGTGTGGGCAAGCAAGGTGCCCCGCTGGGGCGAGATCTGGTGGTTCTTTCCGTCGGGCGACAGCACCGAGTGCAACGACGCGATCATCTACAACGTGCGCGAAAAGGTCTGGTACGACGCCGGGCAAGCTATGGGCGCAAGGCGCTCTGCTGGCGTGTTCTCTGAGGTGTTCCGCTACCCCATCTGGGGCGGCTGGGACGAGAACGGCACCGGCGGCTACACCCTGTGGCAACACGAGAGTGGCACCAACGAGGTCTACACCAATCAGGTCAACGCAATTGACTCCTACTTTGAGACCAACGCCATTGGCTCCGAGGTGGGCTTGGTGGGCGCGGTCCAACAGCCTGGGGATAACGTCTGGACCCGCTGTGAGCGAATTGAACCCGACTTCGTCCAGGTGGGCGACATGTACGTGGTGGTGACCGGCAAGTCCTACGCCGAGGACACTGACGATCCATCGACGCCCTACACGTTCAGCCCTGACACCCTCAAGGTGGACATGAAGGAACAGCGCCGTGAGATGCGCCTGCGCTTTGGGAGCAACACCCAGAACGGCAACTACTTTATGGGCCGGGTGCTTCTGAGCATTGATACCGGCGACGTTCGCGGGACGGGTAACCCATGATCTCCTACGACCCTCGCGGCATGACCTGGGACCAGTACTGCAAGCTGATGGCCGAACTGTTCGCGCCCCAGCAGTTGGGGTATGTGGTCGAGGAGTCCTGGAGGTCCTGGGTGGATGGCCTCAACGGGATCGGCTACTTCGTGCAGTCTGGCGTCCCAGACCATCGGTCTTACGATACTTGGCAGGACTGGGCCACGGCCATGGTCGGCATCATGAACATTCAAGGATAAGAAATGGCAGACGGAACATCACCCCAGGAAGCGCAGGAGATCCTACGCATCGCCCACGACTACTTCCTGCAAGAAGCCGGGTCGGAAGAGGGTGCCCAAGAGATGATGAGAAAGCTGGCTGGGATGCTCCAGGAGCCTGGAGTCAAGCTGGTTCATTTGGGCAATGTGCTGTTCTTGGTCCTGGTGCGTGGCAAGGGAGTCTTGGAGTTCCACACGATTGGCACCGAGGCCTCCCCGCAGGCCTACGCTGAAGATCTCGTCAACCTAGCCAAGTACGTGAAGAACATTGGCACCAAGATGGCTTATACCTACACCGAAAGCCGAGTGTTTGATCGAGTTGCCCGACTGACTGGCCTGCCCATCACCAAGACCCAGTCGAACATCGACGGCAAGCAGGTCTACGTTTACGCCATGGAGTTCTGACATGCCAGCCGCACCTTTAATCGTTCTTGCCGCAGTTGAGACTGGTGCCGCCGCCGCGATTGGGTCGGCGATTGTCGGCTCTGCGGTTTCGGCTGGGGTTGCAACCGCAGTCGGTGTTGGCGTCGTTTCTGGCGGCATCACAGCGGCCCAGGGAGGGAATGCCAGCGACATCTTGCAAAGCGCAGTGATCGGTGGGGTGACCGCCGGGATTGGCTCTGAAATCGCCTCTGGTGTGTCTCAGTCATTGGTTGAGGCCGGGGTGGACTCTGCCATGGCATCGGTGGCTGGATCAGCGACCTCTGGCGCGATCAAGGCTGGCCTGACGGGCGGTGACCCGTTGCTAGGTGCCCTGTCTTCAGGCTTGACCAGTGGCGCAAATCAGGCCCTGAATGCGATTCAAGGCCAAGCCGCGCTCGACAGCTTCAACGCCGCTACTGCTGACCAGTTGGCCGCTGAGAACGCTCAACTCACTCCCCCGTCCAGCGAGGACGTTCTGTCGGCCATGGGTAGCACGGCACCCGAGGTGCCTACCACCGGCCTGCCTGATGTGCCCCAGGTGGCAGAGACCTCTGGTCTTCCTGCGACTGATGTGGCGACCGCTTTTCCAGAAAACATCGATGTGTCGTCCCCTCTTCCTGCGGCGACAGATCAAGTCATCCCCCAGGACCAGTTGGGTGCATCGACCTCCACCCAGGCTCAGGCTGAAGTTCCTGGCGCTTTGCCCACGGACGCCACGGACATGTTTGGTGAGCCGCCCACCGACCAGACGGCTGTGGCTGGCGCTTTGCCTGCCGTGTCCACCGAACCCGCGCCCGAGATGACCAATATCGCCGACCTTGGTGGGGGCCTGCCGATAGAGACCCTCCCTCAGGAACCCTACCTGACTGCCGGGGACGGCACCGACACCACTACCCTGGCCGGGACTGAACCCATCGACGAACCCTATGCCACCGCCGGTGCCGGTCCAGGCACCACGGACACCACAACAGCAGACACCACAGCCCAGGACACCACTACCCCCAAGCTCCCAGGCATCAGGTTCAACCTTGGAGCCGCCGCCCAGGCCCTGGGTGCCCTGAGTGGCCGTGGAACCACTGGAGGGGGCCTACAAGGCACTCAGCAGGCCACTGGTGACCTGGGTATCCCCTGGCTCAACACATCGCCCCAAATGCTTGCTGGGCAGGCTCCTACGCGCAGTGTGGGGGCTGAGATCGTCCCTGAGCTTCTCGCGGCGCTCCAGGAGCGCGGCATCGGCGCGGCACACGGTGGCTCGATCCACGGCTATGCGGCGGGTGACTTGGTCAACACCTGTTTCAGTGATGCCCTCAAGAGCCTCACCGCCGCGCCCAAGTTCTACCCCGTCAAGTGCAACATG